AATAACCCAGCCTTACGGGGCTGGGTCTATTTAATACTAAATAACATTTTAAGTTACTTAATAATTCCTGCTCTTACTTTCATCATATGAATATAATCAATTGATTCTTTAACTTTTGGTTTTTCTTTTAAATAACCATCGGGTCCGGCTTGCATACCGGGAGCGTCTGTTTCAGACGGTCTGAATTTAAATTCACCTTCTGCTACACTCGCAGCATCACCGTAAACTTGGTCCATAAATTCACCTGATTGAACTGTGAAATTAGTACCTCGTACTTGAATACTTTTTGGGTCGTTAAAATCTTTTTTAATGTCTGTTACTCCTTCTTTTGGTTCACTTCTATAATTTCTAGAAGCGCCTATAGGTCTATTTGGTGAATTAGAAGTAATTCTATATTCAATAGTAAAAGTATCAGGAGTAATCTCAATTAGATTAAAGTTAAGTTCTTCACCGGTACTACCTATATTAGCAGTAGTTGCTGTATGATCAAATAATCTATTACTGATCTTGTAAGGATTTACATCCTCTTTAATAAAGTTTGTTAATTTATACTTTGCCATAATTTATCTTAAGCAACAAATACCTGTTTGTGTACATACAATCTCATATAATAATGAATTTGTATTGTCGTATTTGTTATAATTTTTAATTTTTCTATTTTCAGTTACTAAACCTTCATTTAATCCTACTGGTTTCATAAACGCACCGTATGTTGAAGGTGTTGAAACAAAATCCCAACATAATAATTCAAAATCATCTTGTACTTCAACTGTGTTTTCTCCTAATGGTTGAACTGAGCCCATACCACGAGAAGAAATACCAACAGTAATATTGTTTAAAAATAATTCTTTTAATATGTTACCACTTGGAGTAGGTAATACTTCTATACGACCCATTAAATCATCTCCATCCCACCACAATTCTGTGATGTTATGACAAGCGTTCTTTAAATTGATTACTGATGACTCAGGGTGATCTAATTCACCTAGTGCTCTGTTTTCGGCAATAGGTCCTTTCATGTACTTATCAACCTCACGCATTAATACCTGTTTAGGATAAACACGACCATTTTGATTTTTTGCTTCAGCACGTTGTACTAAACCTTCTACAACTAAATTCTTAGAAGTTTGTCTAATACCTTCCTTCAATGATTGAGGGGAGGGTTTAAACGCAATATATTCTATAAGTAATTGTTTACTCATTATTTTGTATCTAATTTAACATCTATACCTTGTACAGAATATTTTTTAATTTGATCCGGAGGCGTATTTTTTGGAACCAATAAAGCTTCTTTTTTAAGAGATGCTTTTAATGTTTCTTTAATTTTATTAACAGCATTTGTTTTAGGAGAATTTTCATTCATATCTCTTTGAGCTTGTACATAGTCATCTGAATTGTACATTCTGTCTATAGGAGCTAAATTATTATTATTGTATCTTGGAGAAATTCCTGGTTCTTTAACAGCTATTTTACTTATTAATTCAGCATAATCTTCTAACACATCGTAGTTTTCAAGAACGTCTTTAATTTTCTTGATAGCTTCTTTAGATATCATAGTAGCATCTGGTTCTGTATAAGCAACAATTATATCTTCTACTTCTTGGTATAAGTCTTCCTTACCCCAATCAGCAACGATTGCGTCTAATAAATCATATAAACCATTTACTACTGGAAAATCAGGATCGTTATGATGTTCGTCTACTTTAGTTTTATTTTCGGGAATGCCTTTAGTAGCTACCGCTTTATCTTCTACTCTTTGTACTGCTTTTTTAATTAAATCTTCTACACCTGGTTTGTCTAAACTAAACATTCCGGTACCAAGATCAACAATTTCTACATCACCGTCTTTAGAAACCCAGTTACCGTTTTCGTAATCAATAACTTTTTTCTTTATTAATCCAAATAATTGTGATTTAGTTATTCTATCGAAGTGTTGCGCAGTGAAAGTAAATTTCTCTTGATCATCATATAAGTTAGTTATAGAAATTCTCATAAGTCCGTCTGCGAAGTCTTTTTCAAAAATGTATCCTTCTTCAACAAAGGGATCATATTCACCTTTATAACCTAAAGAAGCCATAGTTTGTTTAATTGGAACTATAGCATCGTCAAAACTAATTTCGTTTACTTTAGCTTCGTTTGCTTTTTTTTTAGCTAATTTTTCTCTAAGAATTTCTTCAATACCTTCTTTAATAGTTTTGAATGAGCCGGTTACACCTTTAGCTTTAAATTCGCTAACGCCTTTTGGTTTTTTAGTACCAGCTTCTTTCTTGCCTAAATCAACTTTAACATTAGATTTTGGAGATTTAATAGCTTCTTTTTTTAAATAACCATCTGCTTTTCTACCCTTCATTTCAGCTTTAAGATTTGGTTCAAGTTTTTTACCCTCGATTTCAATCTCTTTATAGCTTTCTGTATCATCTATTTTTTGACCTGCGTATAATCGAGTATAGTAGTTAGCGTCTTTTGTAATATTTTTTAATACTTTCTTTTGTGCTAATAATACTTCTTCTTCAGTTAAATCTGTTCTAACTGGATTAGTTGCCATACCTAATTCATAATCCATACCTTTAGAATATTCATATGGATTTACCATATCAATAGTCTTAGATATAATTTCTACTTCACCATATTTTTTTCCATCGGCCTCGTTGATGATACCCTTGTTTTTAAGGATTTTTACTGCGTCTTCATATGAAGTTAAATTATTAATCCATGGAAGATGAGCATCACGTCTTACTTCGTATAAAAATTTCTGGTTGCTCATGCTACCAGATTTGTGTTTTTTATATAATTCTTTTGTTGTCATGTATATAAATATTAGCGACCTTGCCCACGATATGCTTTAGGTCGAGGTGAGTGTTTGTTATAAGATTTTTGTGCACTACCAGTTTTGCGTTTACCAAACATTAATTTTTGGCTACTACCTGCTGTTTTTACTTTTGCCATTATTGAACTAAACGTTTAATTTTATTATTTGTTTCTTGAATACGAGCTGAGATTTTTGATAATGCTTCTTTGGTTCTTTTTAAATAATTAACCTCACTAACATCTGATTGCATTTCATTTTTCATTCTTTCAGTATATTCAACTAATCTATTAATTTCATCTATCTTTCTACGAATTTCTCTTACTGCTCTATGTAATTGTTCTGCTGGTGTTCTTACTCGTGTTGATTTTTTAAATTCATTGTAACGACCTTCATTTAATGATGGTGGTAGTGGATTTGTTGATTGTAAACCTTCTCCCCCCTCTGTGCCACTATCAAAATTAGCATCATCTGTTGATTCTCTTGTCATTAAAAGATTTTTAACCATACTAACTACTTTATCAGCAGTTAAATGTCCGTCTCTATATCCTTTAAATAATAATTTTTTAACGTCTGGATCTAAATTAGGATTATTTAATGTAGCAACAACCATATCTGTATTTTCGTTTACTGATGTTGATTGTGTTTTTAAGTATTCTATTCTTTTTCTTAATTGTTCAATTTTAGCATCAGCACCTTTTCCGTATTGGTTAGACCAACGTATAAGTCTACGTAATTCATCTCCTAAATCAGATATGCTATTGTAATCTGGTCCAGCATCTTCCATATCAAATTCACCATATTCTTCTCCTAATAATTTAATTTCACCATCTTTATTGTATATATTGGATGCTTTAGTTTTACCATTTCCTTTATCATATTCAACATTATAAGTAATAGCACCCGTCATTTCTTTATTAACAGATGTAATTTTACCGGGATGTCCTAAGTAAGTTACTTTATCTCCTACTTTAAAATCTTCCCATAATTCCTTATAAATAATAGCTTTTGAAGGACGATTAGGAATAGAGGGAGCAAAATGTGTTCCGAATGTTTTGTTATAATCAGCAGCAACTTTAGGGAATGCTTTTGGAGCAGCATACTGAGCTCCAGTACCTGGAGTAGCAGTTGCAGAACCACCGGTTCCAGACATTTCTTTAACTTTGCTTTTTACAAGTCTTATTTTACCCACGTTGATTTACTTTTTTAAGTTCGTTAACTAATTCTTGATATTGAAGTAAAGCTGAAACTTGTTCATCTTTAATTTTCTTTGATTCCAAGATGGGTTTAATTAATGTTATAACTTCTTGAACCTTAATTTTAGTAACAGGTTCAGTAATTGTTTTTAGTTGTTCAAGTAATTCTAATCTAACTTCTTTGAATTTTTTATCTAAGAATTTTTTCAAATTAGTAGAATCAGATACGCTTTGAATATATTCACGTAATACTTCTTTTTGTTCGTCAGTAAAATTTGAGAATTTTTTATTAAAATTTTCAAGCATTACTTTCTGAACTAGCATTTGTGTAGGTCTATCTTGTTGTAAAAATTCTTCAACAAGTGGAGATAAATTAGTTGAAACTTTACTTTTAGTTAAGTGTTCTAATATACTAATTTTGCTTGATATAATTGTTTCGGGATTTTTAAATTTCTTATCTGTGTAAGATTCAAACAACACATAAATCGAAGCTAATGTCTTGTAATTATTGATTTTTGCTTTAAAAAAATCGTTCATGTCATATGTAGACTTGATTTCTTTAATCAAATTGAATTTTTCCTTATTTAGTTTAACTCTGTTAATTTTTGACGATTGGTCTAATATTGTTGAGATAACAACGTTAGCTTTTTGTTCATTTAATTGTTCAGAATTAACGAGAGACTGGTATAATTTGTTTTCTTTAGCAAGTTCAGAACCCATAAAGAATTTTTTAATCAACCCCAATGCTTTTGAGTTTTGATCAACCATTGAGTCTGCCGTAATTTGGCGCACCAATAGTTCAAATAAGATACCCGTATTTTTAAATTTACTATGTTTTACTTTCATATGTAGAATGCTACTAATTATAAATATTTGAATTATTTAATTTCTTCGCGAATATTTTCCTCGTCTAATAAACCACTTTGCTCAAATAGATTAATTTTTCGCGAACTTTTTAAACCGTCAAATATATATTTGTTTTGATGGTACACTGCCTTTGATGATACTGATTCAAATTTAACATCTGAATTGGGGCGATTTTTAGTGCTATATGAAGATTTTGTATTTGTGTCGTCATGTTTGCCTTTCATGTCATCTGTGCCTAATCTATCACGGCCAAAATTACTGTCTTGGTCGTTATGATCAACACCTTTTTCTGGTCTTCCTACTGGAATTGGTTGGTCTGGATATTCAGATGATTTATCATCATATCCTTTAGGCACATCTGTTGTTGCATTTTGTCTACCTTTACCATAAAGCGATGCTAATTGGTGAGGTGTACCATAAGCTTGACCAGTTTCCATTGGGTCATTACCTTCTGTTTTAATTTGTTCGTATCTAAACTCACGTTTTTTATCTTCTGCTAACAAATCTCTAATTTCACTAATTTCATCCTCTGATAAGTGTAAAATATTATCATAAATCCAATCAGTAGGCATTAAGTTATTTTCCATAATTGAACCAGCAAGCTCAATTTTTGATTTTAATAATTCAATACGTTCTTGGTCGTATATAATTGATGGTGTTGTTAACGACAATTCAAAGTTTGTTAATTGTTCATCGTTATACCCTTGAGAATATAAATGGATTAAACCAATCTTAGTTAATTCACTAATTAATATCTTTTGAATACGTTCAATTGTACGGGCAAAACGAATATCTTCTGCGGCTAATGTTGCTTTACCGCTTAATTCCCCTTCGTAACCTAAATACGCTTTAGGGATTTTTAAGGCGGAGAAAAGTTTATCACGTAAGTATGTTACGTCTTCGATAGCCGCATATTCAAGGCCCTTAGTAGTATCGATTTTCGTGGTAGTATCGCCACCGCGTACAGGGATATAAAAATCTTCAAGTACGTTTTGCATATTGTATCTTAAGTTGTACTGTCCTGTTTGAGGATCAACAACTGGGGCTTTTTTCATTTTATTCATCATCTTCTGCATGTAACCTTCTACCTCGTTCGGTGGAATATTACCAACGTTAACATAGAATACACGTTTTTCAGGAGCACGAACAATACGATGAATTAGCATTGCATCTTCCATCAACACTAATTGTTTATATAATTTACGGCCTGGTTCTAAGTAAGAACGGCCATAAGGTAAATAGTTAAAGTCACTTAATAATCTAAAGTGAGCCATTTCGTAGTTATCAAAATAAATTCCTTTACCTTCTTTATCTACTAAATTAGCATTTAAAGAAAAACCTAAAGGAGATGTATTTGTAGCAGTTGGATCATATTTGAATCTAACCGATTGCGGTTTTTCAATATCAAATCCTTCTTCTCTTAAAATATTATAAGATGAAAATGGTATAATATTATATACACCAAATTTTTCACTAATTTCTAATTTAAGATAGAAATCACCATACTTACACATATTACGAGTCCAAGACCACAAGTTAAATTCAATATTCAATACATCATAAAATAGATTGTATAAAATTTTCTGAATTGTTTCGTCACTACTTCTAATTTGTAATACTTCACCTTGTTCATTGCGTAAGCAACATTCATCGGATACGATATCTAAAGCAGAAGCGCAGATGGCATCTGTATCCATTGCTTCGTAATCAGCATACAATTGAATCCTAGTAGTTGGATACATTAACTGTTGAGCGTAGGCGTAATTTAAACCACCTGATGTAGTGTAAAGACGACTATATCTGTCATATATTGAGTTTGTTTGGACTACTCCAAGTCGTTGAATACCATCGGCATCCATTACCTTTAACTCATTACCACCTACATTTCTTATTACCACATCTGTGGAAAAGAGTTTTTTTAATCTACCAAAAAAAGTATTTTCAGCCATATTATTGTTTATATATTATATAAATATTTATTAACCTAACAACCAATCTATGTTTTCTGATTGGTCGTGAGGTAGTTCCATTTCGTAAGGGTTAGGTATATAATGACCTGAAGGGGAATAAACAGGGGTTCCATTCCCGTTACCTGCTCGATAAATTCCATTAATTGATGCTCGAGCCATATCTAATCCTGTTTGTCTAAATGATAACGCTGTATCTCTTAAAAACATTCCTATACCCCAAGCCATCACTAAATCATCATTATACCCATCTAGCGCTTGTGCTTTACCATTTTTCCAAACGAATGTTCTTAATTCCTCAAGTAATCGTTTAGATTGTATAGTACAAGCCTTCTCGTGAATATACGACACCATCTTTGAGATAACAAGTGGTCTTGTGCGAAGAGAAGTAGTAAATCCAGGAACCATACCTTGACCATTTTCGAATTTAGTAAGATATTGTTCAACATTTCCCATCGCCATATCCATTTTTGGAGAATAATATAAATTTTTATATCCTCTATCTATTACTTGTTGGATAACTGCCCAACCAATATTAGCATTTTCAATTACTAACAAGGCATCATTATATTCTGTGGCAATTGAAACTAACATATTACCAAAATCACGTGTTGATAGTTGTTGTTTAAATTCTCCAACCTGTGTAGCTGTTTCAGTATCAATGATATGAAATGATGAAAAGTCCTTTCCATCTCCTCTAGCTACGTCAGCTATTACAGCATAGTTTCTTGAATAATCAACGGGTTCCCAAATCCAAAGTGAACCATCAATACCTCTTTTGGTCATTGGTTCCTTTAAAAATGAATCTATATA